CCTATACACGACATAGGTAAGATAACTGCATCTGTAGAAAAGATACCTAAGCTTATTAGAGCTATAAACGAAATAGAAAAAGAAGTTGTCAAAGAGAAAGCACTAAAAGCTCAATCAGGGACAAAAGATATAAGCATGTTTGATTTAGGAATGTAATGAGAAAATTTAATAATTTACAAACTCCTATTACAGAGGAGCTATTAGATGCTATGCCTAGAGAAGAAAAAGAATCTCTACTTGACAGCATAGACTCTATTATGTTTATACAAAATTTGTCTGATCCTAAACGTAAGTTTGCTAAAGATTTAGATAGATGGGACAATCCCTTAGTTCCGGAAGTTTCTGACGATCCAGACATTGTGCCTAGAAAATTAGATCCTAACGGAAGAATAGTTGTAGACCTCACTAACCCTCACATACTTGAGGATATGGATTTCTTTAGGCCTGCAGCCATACATTTTGAAAAACACGGATGCTACACAAAGATATACCCAAACAAGAACCCTAATTCTACTTACTATAGATTCTGGGCAGAAGAAGCAAGAAGATGTAGAGAAGGTATGATTAGGCCTAGTGACGGAGAGTGGATACCTGGTAATTATTATTTCCAGTTGAACTACGCACCATTGCTTAGGGCAGAGATAATAAAGGGTACAAAGAAAGCTGACAGACTAGAGGGGTTTGCATATGTATATGATGCAGATTACTGGTTTTTTCACTATGTAGAACAATGTAGAGCTCTTGGTATGCATGGTGCAAACCTAAAGAGAAGGGGTTGTGGTTACTCGGTAAAAGCTAGTAACATGCTTGCAAGAAACTTTATCTTAGGAGACTCTGATAAGGCTAAAGCTAAAGTAAAGTCATTTGCAATTGCAAACGAAAAAGAATACCTGACTAAAGATGGTGTACTAAATAAATTCGTAGCAGTTATAGATTGGAATGCTAATCACACACCATGGCCAAAAACTAGATCACTTAAAGATTCTTTAAATGATATGCATTGGAGAATGGGGTTCAAGGACAACAAGACTGGTACAGAAAAAGGTGTGCTTAACGAAGTAATGGGTGTTACACTTAAGAATGATGCACAGAAAGCCCGTGGTAAAAGGGGTGCTTTGGTTCTGTGGGAAGAAGCAGGTAAGTTTGATGACTTCCTAACCGCATGGAAAATTGCACAACCGTCAGTAGAGGAATCTGGATTTGCATTTGGATTTATGATGGCTGGTGGTACAGGTGGTGTCGAAGGTGGAGCCTTTGAAGGGTTAGAAGAAATCTTCTATAACTCAGCAGGTTATAACATACACTCAATACCTAACGTGTTTGACAAGAATACAAACGGAAAGAATAATTGTGCATTCTTCTTTGGTACTTATCTCAACTATAGAGGTAAGATGGATAAGAATGGTAACAGCGATGTTATTGGTGCATTAATAGAAATAAACAAAAAAAGAACAAAGGTAAAATACGGATCTTCTGATGTTAACACAATTGTGCAAACAAAAGCGGAAGAACCAATAACTCCTCAAGAAGCAATCATGCGTACAGAGGGTGTTGCATTTCCTGTAGCAGACCTTAGAGACTACTTAGAAGATATAGCTCCAGAGCTAGATTCTTTCTTAGATACCCACTATCAGGGTACTATAGTTTACGGAGATGATGGCTTTACTAAATGGCGTAACACAGACGACAAGCCTATTAGAGAGTTTCCTTACAAAGTAAAAGGAGGATCATCATCTAACGGTGCTATAGAAATCTACGAGATGCCTAATAAAGATAGAGATGGAAACATATTCGATAATAGATATATTGCCGGCATTGACCCTATTGATAATGATTATACTGTCGGAGGCTCACTCGCATCAATAATAGTATTTGACTTGTGGACAGACAAGATTGTAGCGGAATACACCGCTAGACCTCAACTGGCTAATGAGTTTTATGAAACATGCATAAGACTGTTAATGTTTTACAATGCACAAGCCAACTACGAGAATAACCTTAAAGGTTTGTTTTCTTACTTTAGTAACAACCATGCATTGCATTTATTAGCTGATAGTCCTGAAATCTTAAGAGATATGGACATAGTAAAATCTAACTTGTTTGGTAACAGAGCAAAAGGTACTAGAACAACGAAGGATGTTATTAAGCTAGGTAAGACACTGCAAAGAACATGGATGCTTACTCCTTACGAAGAAGAAAGGTACGACGACAATACAGGGAAAACCACAACTATGTCTATACCTAATCTTAGAAGAATTAGAAGTATAGGATATATAAAAGAATGTATAGCATGGAATCCTGACATTAACACGGATAGGGTTTCTGCTATGGATATGGTAATGATACTTAGAGAAGACAGAGCCAAGTACACTACAAAGTTTGAAGAACAAGAATTGCAAGACACAGATAACTTCTATCACAACGATGAGTTTTTAGATCTTAACTGGCAGAATGCAATGCGTAAAAGAGGCAAAGAACCTAACTATGCAGATTTTGGTTTTTAGCTATAATATATAGATAGAAAAACACGACTTATTTCGTAAATTTACAACAATAAATAAAAATTATGTCATCAAAGAAAAATTTTCCAAGTCAAAAATTGACTTACAAAAAGAAAGGTAAAGCCTGGAGAAAAGACCACCTAGACTGGGCTGACAGCAATAGCTACCTTAACAATAGTAATATAAGAAGAAAGCTTAAGCATAAAAGAATAAACTTAAACCTGTATAACGGTAAGTTAGATGTAGGTGATATGAAGCTAATTCTTAATCCAGGTGGAATGGAAAAGTACTATATACCCGATGCTATTCAGCACTACCCAATCGTTACTCCTAGAGTCAACGTACTTGTTGGGGAGGAAAAAAGAAGAAAGTTTGACTGGAGTGTAAGTATAATAAACCCTGACACACTATCTAAAATAAAAGAAGATCAGAAAAAACTAGTTGACCAAAGACTTATGGAAATGCTTCAATCAGATGTTTCTGACGAAGATCTAGAGCAAGAGTTAACTAAGTATGCTGACTACATAAACTTTGACTATCAAGACATAAGAGAAAAAAGAGCTAACCTTTTAATGAAGCATTATATAACTAAGCTAAACATGAAGGTTGTTTTTCAACAAGGTTTCAAAGATGCCCTAATCATGGGAGAAGAGATCTACATGTTTGACATTGTAAATGGTCAAGTTACTTTTGAGAAATTAAACCCACTTAAGGTACACACTCTTCGTGGAGGTAACTCTAACAAAATAGAAGACTCTGATGTTATTGTAATAGATGACTTCTGGAGCCCTGGTAAAATACAGGATACATACTACAACGACTTAAACGACATAGAAACAAAAAAGCTAGATGAGCAGGACTTTAACGGATCTAATGTAGATTCTGACGGAGAAAGTCACGCAATAAACTATGCAGACGGTCTAAAACTTCTAGAAAGAGAAGGGATGGATTCTTATATGGAGTCTACAGGAATCTTTGACGCTAAAGACTCTCCAGGTAGAGGATCTTATACTGACGGTAATGGAAACATTAGAGTACTAAGAATGTTCTGGAGATCTATGAAAAAAGTTTTAAAAGTAGAATACTTTGACGACCTAGGTAAAAAGCAAGTTAAGTTTAGAGCAGAAGATTACATAGTTGACAAAGAGATGGGGGAAACAGCTAAGGCTCTTTGGGTTCCTCAGTGGTGGAAAGGTGTTAAGATCGGAGAAGATACTTACTTACAGATAAAGCCAAGAGAAATACAGTACAACAGAATAGATCAGCCATCATTTAACTCATGCGGAATAGTTGGTCAGATATACAATACAGCAGACGAAGAGTCTGTAACTCTAGTAGATAGAGCTAAGCCATTTCAATATCTATACGATATATCTTGGCATAGAGTAAACGAAGCATTATCTAAATACATGGGATCAATTGTTGAGCTAGACTTAGCAAAGGTTCCTACAGGATGGTCAGTAAGCAAATGGTTATACTTTGCACGTAAGTCTGGTATCTCTGTAGTAGATAGTTTTAAAGAAGGACAAAAAGGTATGGCTAAAGGAAGACTTGCCGGCTCAGTAGGAAATACTACAGGTAGAGTACTAGAGCAAAGAGTGGGTGACTTTATCCAGACACATATACAAATGATGGAGTTTGCAAAAGCTCAAATGGACGAGATTACTGGTGTTTCAAGACAGCGTCTAGGACAAGTCGAGAATAGGGAGACTGTCGGCGGTGTGGAACGAGCAGTATCTCAGTCCAATCATATTACAGAAGAAATATTTACTATGCACGATTACTGCAAGAAAAGATGTTTTCAGATACTATTGGAAACTGCTAAGATTGCACTAAAAGGTCAACAACTAAAGTTTTCTTACATTGCCGATGATATGACTCGTCAATTAGCAGAAATAGATGGAGATCAGTTTGCAGAAGAAGAATATGGACTTGCAGTCTCTAACGATGACGAAATAAACAGAATGGAACAAAAACTAGAAGGTATGGTACAGATGGGTCTACAAAACCAAATGCTATCTTTCTCAACAGCCATTAAGATTTACAATTCACCATCAGTAAGAGAAATACAAAGACTTATACAAAAAGATGAGCAACAGATGAAAGAGAATCAAGCTCAACAGTCTGAGGCACAAAATAAGCAAATGGAAGCTGACAGAGCTCAAGCAATGCAGATGGATGAGAATGCTAAAAGAATAGATCTAGAAAAGTTTAATAGAACTGACGAGACTACTAGATACATCGCTGAGTTAAAGGCAGAAACTGATAGACTTAAGATGGACAATGAAGAAAGAGGTATTATTTCTGCACAAGAAGACAATGAAGATCTTGCTAAATTTGAAGCTGAGTTAGGTATTAAAAAAGAAAGCTTAGACAATGACATGGCTAAGCATAAAGACTTAATGTCTGTAAAAAATAAAGAATTAAGTCTTAAAGAAAAACAAATTAATAAATCAAACAAAACAAACTAATGAAACTAACACAAAACCAGTATCACGGAAGAGAAACTGATCATGTAAAAATGCCTAAGATTCCTGGGTCTACGTATTTGTCAACAGATACAGGATCTTCTTTTATAGTAAATGATGACGAACAAATAGTTCGTAGAGAAGAGTCTGCATTAAAAAGCATGTTGTTGCAAAACAATTATTTAACAGACGACACTTCCTACGCTATGGAAATAGACGTAACAAAAACAAATACTGCTTCAGGGTTTAACTCTAACATATACGGAATAAGAAACTACACCAAAAGTGACTCTCCAGAAACTGTAGTTAATATTGGAGGTACTTGGAGCAAGGCCGAACACACAGGCTTAGGTAGAACTTACTACATAACAGGAGCTACTAATAGAGCCTATCATACAGGTACAGGAGACTCTAATTCTATAGCAGGGACTTACTCTCAAGGATACGTAGGAGGAGATGGTGTAGGAGCTCACTCGTATGTTGTAGGTCTTAACAATGAGACTAAACTAGATAATCCTAACGCTACTGTTAGATACTTGCAATCTCAGCACGTAACCACTAATTTGTCTGCGGGAGAAGTCACTGACAACTTACAGGTTATGTTGTTAGATATTGACTACGAAGGAGGTACTTTGTCAGGAGACTTGGACTATATCAAAATAATGAATGACGTACTACCTACAACTACAGGAGTATCTAGAGCCATCAATTCTCAAAGTGTATTACCTTCTGTATTTGCAGGATCAATGCAGGTGGCAGGATTTACAAATACATCAGTAGCAGAGCATGCAGACAATGCAGCGGCTGTTGCAGCAGGACTTGCTGTAGGCACTCACTACAGAACGGGTGACTTGCTAAAAATAGTACACTAACAATTAAAACATATTAAGAAAAATGAAACAAACCCAAAACCAATTTTTTGGATTAAAAAACAACATGCCTAGTAGAATGGAAGCAGGTTCTACGTATCTTTGCGAAGATACTAAAGAGCTTTTTCTGTATGGTCAAGGAAATATTCCGGTACTAATAAACGGTGAAGTAGATGATGCAAATGAAGCGTTAGCTTTAGCTGGTCAATCAGGATACTCTCATACAGGAGCATTTGCTGATAAACCACTAGGCAATAACTACGTATGGCAAGCAGGTGCAGGTATAGACTATACTCAGGCTAATGTAGACGCAGAGTTATGGAAAGTGTTTTCCCTTAGTAATGCTGTACACTTAGCAGTAGATAACCCTTATTGGTCAACGCCAACACCTACAGGAACAACAGGGATAGGATTATTTCAAGGAGCCAACTTACCAAACGATGTAACCAAGTTATTTGAATTTGACTACGATTTTGACACTAACTATCCTACATCTACAGGTACAGGATTTGAAGGAACTACAGGACGTATCAGACTAAATGATGCAGTATATGGTGATCAACTAAGAGTACGTTTTGACTTTAATGTTGTACCCCAGATAGCAAACACTACTGTAGAGCCAGCACTTTGGTATTCTAATAGAAATGACAGCGATGATATTACCTTTACCTTCCCACTAACGGCACAGCCAATATTTTATGGGCAGGGTACAGTAGGTAGATCTTTCCTAAACAGGGTAGAAATATCAGCATGGATAACAAGTAATGAAGATGTTAATGCGTTAACACTTCCAGCAATTAAATCAGATAACCCTGTGATTATACAACCACTAGGATTATTAGTAACATTAATACGATAATAAAATGGCAATAAGAATAGCAAGAAATGACGCAGGTAACTGTATTAACTTTTTTGGATCCTCTAACCCTACATACTGGAATGCAGTACTAGAAGGAGAAATAAATGAAGATAATCCAAACAATATTAACGTAGTAAACACTGTAAGAACACTAGAGCAAGAACAAGTAGTATACGAATTTTTTAACTTACCTTTTACAGACTTTGTAGATAAAGATGAAAATACTTTTGAGAACGCTTCTGAGTGTGCACAATATATAACAGAAAATGCAAACGTATCTGGTACTTCAGGTACATTTATTTTTAACCAAACAGACACATTAGATGCTCAAAGAGAAGCAACTAATACAACTGTACTTTTTTCTAATGGTGATATCTTTGCAGTTAATTCATTACACGCTAGTGAAGCAAGTAATGGAACAATAAAGATAGAAACAATTGTAGGTGACAAAGATATATACTTAAACATTAGATACTACAATGTAAGTGTTAATGGAGGTGCTGTATCTTTTAATAGTATATCTGCAGCAGTAGACAGACTTAACGAAGTTTTGTCAGGACAGGCTGTTGGATCAGATCCTGGAACTGAAGAATCAGGATCTACAACAGAGTCTAATCCTGGATCTTTTGTAGTGTATGGAGATAGAATTACTAATGTAGGTAACA